ATTCTTTAGAACCAACTGACCAAGTTCACGTACGTATGACGTGATGACCCGCTGCGCGCGCTGCCTACGGCAGTCACACGTCATACGTACGCTCCTTGGTCAGTTGGTTCTAAAGAATGATAGGCGGTTTGTGTGTTTAAACTTGGGCGGGAAAAGGTGGCGGGCTAATTGTGGGCGTGGTTAAAGGTATAAAAGACAAACCATAGACCGTTACTGACATTCGCTTCTTGTCTTTGACAGAGTGAACCTCTCTTACTCTGACTAACCAACCATGTCTGGCAACCAGTATACTGAGGAAGTTATGGAGGGAGTAAATTGGTTAAAGAAACATGCAGAAAATGAAGCATTTTCGTTTGTTTTTAAATGTGACAACGTCCAACTAAATGGAAAGGATGTTCGCTGGAACAACTATACCAAACCAATTCAAAATGAAGAACTAACATCTTTAATTAGAGGAGCACAAACAGCAATGGATCAAACCGAAGAAGAAGAAATGGACTGGGAATCGGAAGTTGATAGTCTCGCCAAAAAGCAAGTACAAACTTTTGATGCATTAATTAAAAAATGTCTTTTTGAAGTCTTTGTTTCTAAAAATATAGAACCAAATGAATGTGTTTGGTTTATTCAACATGAATGGGGAAAAGATCAAGGCTGGCATTGTCATGTTTTACTTCATAGTAAGAACTTACAACAAGCAACTGGTAAATGGCTACGCAGACAAATGAATATGTATTGGAGTAGATGGTTGGTGACTCTTTGTTCGGTAAACTTAACACCAACTGAAAAGATTAAGCTCAGAGAAATTGCAGAAGATAGTGAATGGGTGACTATATTAACATACAGACATAAGCAAACAAAAAAAGACTATGTTAAAATGGTTCATTTTGGAAATATGATAGCATATTACTTTTTAACAAAGAAAAAAATTGTCCACATGACAAAAGAAAGTGGCTATTTTTTAAGTACTGATTCTGGTTGGAAATTTAACTTTATGAAGTATCAAGACAGACAAATTGTCAGCACACTTTACACTGAACAAATGAAACCAGAAACCGTTGAAACCACAGTGACGACAGCACAGGAAACAAAGCGCGGGAGAATTCAAACTAAAAAGGAAGTGTCAATCAAATGTACTTTGCGGGACTTGGTTAGTAAAAGAGTAACATCACCTGAAGACTGGATGATGTTACAACCAGATAGTTATATTGAAATGATGGCACAACCAGGAGGTGAAAATCTTTTAAAAAATACACTTGAAATTTGTACTTTGACTTTAGCAAGAACAAAAACAGCATTTGAATTAATACTTGAAAAAGCAGATAATACTAAACTAACTAACTTTGATCTTGCAAATTCTAGAACATGTCAAATTTTTAGAATGCACGGATGGAATTGGATTAAAGTTTGTCACGCTATAGCATGTGTTTTAAATAGACAAGGTGGTAAAAGAAATACAGTTCTTTTTCATGGACCAGCAAGTACAGGAAAATCTATCATTGCTCAAGCCATAGCACAAGCTGTGGGTAATGTTGGTTGTTATAATGCAGCAAATGTAAATTTTCCATTTAATGACTGTACCAATAAAAATTTAATTTGGATTGAAGAAGCTGGTAACTTTGGTCAACAAGTTAATCAATTTAAAGCAATTTGTTCTGGACAAACAATTAGAATTGATCAAAAAGGTAAAGGAAGTAAGCAAATTGAACCAACTCCAGTAATTATGACAACTAATGAAAATATAACAATTGTGAGAATTGGATGTGAAGAAAGACCTGAACATACACAACCAATAAGAGACAGAATGTTGAACATTAAGTTAGTATGTAAGCTTCCAGGAGACTTTGGTTTGGTTGATAAAGAAGAATGGCCTTTAATATGTGCATGGTTAGTTAAACATGGTTATGAATCAACCATGGCTAACTATACACATCATTGGGGAAAAGTACCAGAATGGGATGAAAACTGGGCGGAGCCTAAAATACAAGAAGGTATAAATTCACCAGGTTGCAAAGACTTAGAGACACAAGCGGCAAGCAATCCTCAGAGTCAAGACCAAGTTCTAACTCCTCTGACTCCGGACGTAGTGGACCTTGCACTGGAACCGTGGAGTACTCCAGATACGCCTATTGCAGAAACTGCAAATCAACAATCAAACCAACTTGGCGTTACTCACAAAGACGTGCAAGCGAGTCCGACGTGGTCCGAAATAGAGGCAGACCTGAGAGCCATCTTTACTTCTGAACAATTGGAAGAAGATTTTCGAGACGACTTGGATTAAGGTACGATGGCACCTCCGGCAAAGAGAGCCAGGAGAGGTAAGGGTGTGTTAGTAAAGTGGGGGGAGGGGAAAGATTTAATAACTTAACTAAGTATGTGTTTTTTTATAGGACTTGTGCCTCCAGGTTATAAATATCTTGGGCCTGGGAACAGTCTTGACCAAGGAGAACCAACTAACCCTTCTGACGCCGCTGCAAAAGAACACGACGAAGCTTACGCTGCTTATCTTCGCTCTGGTAAAAACCCATACTTATATTTCTCGCCAGCAGATCAACGCTTTATAGATCAAACTAAGGACGCTAAAGATTGGGGGGGGAAAATAGGACATTATTTTTTTAGAGCTAAAAAGGCAATTGCTCCAGTATTAACTGATACACCAGATCATCCATCAACATCAAGACCAACAAAACCAACTAAAAGAAGTAAACCACCACCTCATATTTTCATCAATCTTGCAAAAAAAAAAAAAGCCGGTGCAGGACAAGTAAAAAGAGACAATCTTGCACCAATGAGTGATGGAGCAGTTCAACCAGACGGTGGTCAACCTGCTGTCAGAAATGAAAGAGCTACAGGATCTGGGAACGGGTCTGGAGGCGGGGGTGGTGGTGGTTCTGGGGGTGTGGGGATTTCTACGGGTACTTTCAATAATCAGACGGAATTTAAATTTTTGGAAAACGGATGGGTGGAAATCACAGCAAACTCAAGCAGACTTGTACATTTAAATATGCCAGAAAGTGAAAATTATAGAAGAGTGGTTGTAAATAATATGGATAAAACTGCAGTTAACGGAAACATGGCTTTAGATGATATTCATGCACAAATTGTAACACCTTGGTCATTGGTTGATGCAAATGCTTGGGGAGTTTGGTTTAATCCAGGAGATTGGCAACTAATTGTTAATACTATGAGTGAGTTGCATTTAGTTAGTTTTGAACAAGAAATTTTTAATGTTGTTTTAAAGACTGTTTCAGAATCTGCTACTCAGCCACCAACTAAAGTTTATAATAATGATTTAACTGCATCATTGATGGTTGCATTAGATAGTAATAATACTATGCCATTTACTCCAGCAGCTATGAGATCTGAGACATTGGGTTTTTATCCATGGAAACCAACCATACCAACTCCATGGAGATATTATTTTCAATGGGATAGAACATTAATACCATCTCATACTGGAACTAGTGGCACACCAACAAATATATACCATGGTACAGATCCAGATGATGTTCAATTTTATACTATTGAAAATTCTGTGCCAGTACACTTACTAAGAACAGGTGATGAATTTGCTACAGGAACATTTTTTTTTGATTGTAAACCATGTAGACTAACACATACATGGCAAACAAATAGAGCATTGGGCTTACCACCATTTCTAAATTCTTTGCCTCAATCTGAAGGAGCTACTAACTTTGGTGATATAGGAGTTCAACAAGATAAAAGACGTGGTGTAACTCAAATGGGAAATACAAACTATATTACTGAAGCTACTATTATGAGACCAGCTGAGGTTGGTTATAGTGCACCATATTATTCTTTTGAGGCGTCTACACAAGGGCCATTTAAAACACCTATTGCAGCAGGACGGGGGGGAGCGCAAACATATGAAAATCAAGCAGCAGATGGTGATCCAAGATATGCATTTGGTAGACAACATGGTCAAAAAACTACCACAACAGGAGAAACACCTGAGAGATTTACATATATAGCACATCAAGATACAGGAAGATATCCAGAAGGAGATTGGATTCAAAATATTAACTTTAACCTTCCTGTAACGAATGATAATGTATTGCTACCAACAGATCCAATTGGAGGTAAAACAGGAATTAACTATACTAATATATTTAATACTTATGGTCCTTTAACTGCATTAAATAATGTACCACCAGTTTATCCAAATGGTCAAATTTGGGATAAAGAATTTGATACTGACTTAAAACCAAGACTTCATGTAAATGCACCATTTGTTTGTCAAAATAATTGTCCTGGTCAATTATTTGTAAAAGTTGCGCCTAATTTAACAAATGAATATGATCCTGATGCATCTGCTAATATGTCAAGAATTGTAACTTACTCAGATTTTTGGTGGAAAGGTAAATTAGTATTTAAAGCTAAACTAAGAGCCTCTCATACTTGGAATCCAATTCAACAAATGAGTATTAATGTAGATAACCAATTTAACTATGTACCAAGTAATATTGGAGGTATGAAAATTGTATATGAAAAATCTCAACTAGCACCTAGAAAATTATATTAACATACTTACTATGGTTTTTATGTTTATTACATATCAACTAGCACCTAGAAAAATTATATTAATATACTTACTATGGTTTTTATGTTTATTACATATTATTTTAAGATTAATTAAATACAGCATAGAAATATTGTACTTGTATTTGATATAGGATTTAGAAGTTTGTTAGATGGTATACAATAACTGTAAGAAATAGAAGAACATTTAGATCATAGTTAGTAGGTTTGTTAGATGGTATACAATAACTGTAAGAAATAGAAGAACATTTAGATCATAGTTAGTAGGTTTGTTATATGGTATACAATAACTGTAAGAAATAGAAGAACATTTAGATCATAGTTAGTAGTTTGTTTTATAAAATGTATTGTAAACCATTAATGTATGTTGTTATGGTGTGGGTGGTTGGTTGGTTTGCCCTTAGAATATGTTAAGGACCAAAAAAATCAATAAAAGACATTTAAAACTAAATGGCCTCGTATACTGTCTATAAGGTGAACTAACCTTACCATAAGTATCAATCGTTGCGCCCTAATTTAACAAATGAATATGATCCTGATGCATCTGCTAATATGTCAAGAATTGTAACTTACTCAGATTTTTGGTGGAAAGGTAAATTAGTATTTAAAGCTAAACTAAGAGCCTCTCATACTTGGAATCCAATTCAACAAATGAGTATTAATGTAGATAACCAATTTAACTATGTACCAAGTAATATTGGAGGTATGAAAATTGTATATGAAAAATCTCAACTAGCACCTAGAAAATTATATTAACATCTCTAGA